TGCTAATGCCGCAGAAGGATTATCAGGATTATTAGTTAAATCTGGTAATACAATAGTCATTTGACTTCTATTATGATTTTCTAATTGTTCAGGTTCATAATTATTTAAAATGTCAAAAAATCGGAAGGACCACATATTTGGAGAATTGCTTACTAAATTAACAAATTCATAAAAATCCCTATTCTCAGATTCTAAGTAAGATTTATTTAATCCGTCAATAATAATTACAAATTTTCCTAGTAAACTAGACAATTTAACTTGTCCAAAATTTTGATTTCGATAATCAAAACTAGACTCACTGCCTAATATAACACCTTTGGATTGATAAGAATTAAACAAATTTGCTAATTCTTGATAAACAGCATTATCATTACTTTTAATTCTTAAGTGTAAAATAACAGGGTCTGTTTTGTTTGGTGCATTATCACTAAAACAATTAATATAAAGAGAACTCATTACATCACTAAATTTTACAAAATTGTATGTTTCCTTTACATAATAACTGTCATTGGTAGATGTAGCAACAACTGGTATACCATTTTCATTATAAATGGCAAAATCAAATCCTCTTACACCCTGTGTAATTATTGAATTTAATATATTTAAACTTACAAAATCATTTTTATAATTTCCTCCACTACACGCATTATATGCTGTTAAAATATTATAGTCACAAAATTTGTTTGAATAAGTACTATCAATTGGAATAATATATTCGCTTTTTTCAGAATATAAATATTTCATATTTTTTTCTTCTAATGACTGTAAATTATTTAAATACAAATAGTATATAGTTACTATAAAAACAATAAGTATTACTATTGCAATTGTCATATAAATAACAAAATTGTCATCCATTTGGTTTATTGCTTGTCCAGGATTGCTTACAACTGATTTTACCTTAGCTACAACATTTAAAAAACCTTGTTTTATTTTTTGTGCAGTGTTATTAGTATTTGTATCGCTCATTATCTAATATATATTATTATTTTTTATAATAATATTTATATTTAAAATATTATTTTGATTTAAAATTTAATAACTATATATAGTAAATATGGCAGGAGGATTATTAAATCTTGTATCAGCAGGACAACAAAATATAATTCTAAATGGAAACCCATCTAAAACATTTTGGAAGGCATCATATCAAAAATTCACAAACTTTGGACTACAAAAATTCAGAGTTGACTTTGAAGGATCTAAAACTTTGCGTTTAACAGAAGATTATACATTCACTTTTAAAGTGCCCAGATATGGCGACTTATTAATGGATTGTTATTTATCAGTTGAATTACCTCATATATGGTCTCCAATTTATCCGCCTCAACAAATTTTAAACCAGGACGGCACAACAGATTATACAAATTGGGCACCTTATGAATTTAAATGGATAGATAATATTGGCGCTCAAATGATTCGCAGCGTTTCAATTACGTGTGGAAATCAAAAAATACAAGAGTTTTCGGGTCAGTATTTATTAGCAATGGTTCAGCGTGATTTTAGTGTAGATAAAAAAGCGTTATTTGATAAAATGACTGGAAATGTGCCTGAAATTGTAGACCCAGGTAATTCAGGAACGCGCGTAAATGCTTATCCTAATGCTTTTTATACTGAAAACCCAGCAGGTCCTGAACCTTCTATTCGTGGAAGAATATTATACATTCCACTAAATGCTTGGTTTAATTTGAAGTCTCAGATGGCATTTCCTTTAGTAGCATTACAATACAATGAACTACATATTAATATAACAATGCGACCTATTAATGAATTATTTGTAATTCGTGATGTTACTGATTTTCAGAATAACTTTCCTTATGTAGCACCAAACTTTAATCAAAGTTATGCGCAAATGTATCGTTTCTTACAACCACCACCAGATGTAGAATTGGGTCCTACATCCTATATAGACACACGAACTGTTTGGAATTCAGATATTAATTTAAATTGTACTTATTGTTTTCTTTCAAATGATGAACAAAAATTGTTTGCAACAAACGAGCAAAAGTATTTATTTAAACAAGTAAGAGAACAAATTTTCTATAATGTTACAGGACCCAATAAAATAGATTTGGATTCAATTGGGTTAGTTGCTAATTGGATGTGGTTTTTACAACGCAGTGATGCAAATTTGAGAAATGAATGGTCCAATTATACAAACTGGCCTTATAATTACATGCCAAGTGATCTGACTTTTGCGCCAACAAATGGCACATATCCAGTTTATAATCCCAGTTCTAAATCGTCCACGATGGGACCTGGTGTAAATCCTACAGGTCTTTTATCAGGTTTAATGATTACAGGTGATTATACTTTGGAAAATCAAAAAGACATTTTAGTATCACTTGGTATTCTTTTGGACGGACAATATAGAGAAAATATACAACCTGTAGGTGTCTTTAATTATGTAGAAAAATATACAAGGACACTTGGTAACGCACCATCGGGATTATATTGTTATAATTTTTGTTTAAACACTTCGCCATATGAATTACAACCATCAGGAGCATTAAATATAAATCGTTTTATAAATATACAAATGGAATTTACTACCATTGTACCGCCATTGGACCCTTTAGCACAAGTATTAACAATTTGTGACCCTGAAACAGGAGATATTATTGGTATTAACAAAAGCACATGGCGTATTTATGATTATAATTTTAATTTTATTTTGTTTGAAGAGAGAATAAATGTGGTTACTTTTGTTGGTGGAAACTGTGGACTAATGTATGCAACTTAATTCCACCTTTTCCACTTTTAGGAAAAGTGGAGCAAAAAATGTAAGAAATAAATTCCACCTTTTCCACTTTTAGGAAAAGTGGAGCAAAAAATGTAAGAAATAAATTCCACCTTTAAAATATAATTTTGCTCCACTTTTTTAAAAGTGGATTTTTTTAAAAGTTGAATGTATGAACCTCTGTAAATATAAAAACCTATTTGGTGCACCCAACACAGGAATCCATACTTTTCGTATTTTTAATATTTCAATTATTGATGTATTAGTAGTTCTTTTATGCGCAGTAATCATAGCAAAACTATTTTCATTATCTCTTAAATGGACAACTATCTATCTTTTTATAATAGGAGTTTTTGTTCACCGTCTTTTATGTGTAAGAACTGCTGTAGATAAATTATTGTTTCCAAATCCGACTTACCATTTCATGAATTTTATTTATTTATAGTTATTTTTATTTTATAAAATACTTATTATTTAATTATTTTATAAATTACCTTTCAGAATTATCTTGATTTGCTAAATAAATTTTTCTATCAAGTTCTTTATTACAATAATCTATTTTCCACCTACCCAACGGTGTAGAACTATAAAAATTTCTATTTGTAAATATATTTCTAATTATTTTGAAAATTGTCATCATTTTATTAACTATTCTATATCTTTTTATACCTTTATATCTTTTTGTTTCAATTTATTTTAAAATTATATTGCTTCATTAAACTTTATTGTAGCAAACTGATTATTTTTATTAATAACATAATTATTTGGCATATGATATATTTTACAATCTTCAATTAATTTATTGTTAATGACTGGAATTAAAGTATTTTTATACCAATTTGTGTTTACTCCGTGTAAACCAATAGCACTTTGTTCTCTTGTATCATAATTTGGTATATTATTAATGTCATAATATTTACTATTTACAAACTTATTAAATTCATTTTTATTATATATCCAAAAAGCACAATATGGGTTTTTATTATTTACACAATAAGTTTTTTCATCTAAATTGATAATAGTATCAAATTTTTCAGCATTTAAATCTGTTATATATTCAATATTATTTTCAACTTCAATTCTTACAAATCCTAAATTATAATTCATTTCTATTAATTTTTCATTATATTCCAACCAATATTTTATTGCTTTGTATGGAACTAAAATATCATCTTCAATATACATAAATATGTCATAATCATTTTTTTGTTGTTTTAATAAACTTCTACATTTCCAAGTTAAATAAAAAGGATGAATATTTGATAAATCGTGCAAAATTATTTGAATACAACCATTTGTGTAATTATTAAGTGACTTTTCATGTAAATCTTTATTATTTGTATGAATATAAATGTCTGTTATATATTCATATTTATTTGTTTCATCAATAATATTATTTATGTATAATAATCTATTTTCTATATAAAAAAAACTAATATGTTTTGTAATTTTCATTATATAAGTAAAGATATAATTTTATTTATTAAAAAGAACTAAATCCTGTAATTCCTTTACCTAATATTAATCCGTGAATGTCTTGTGTTCCTTCATATGTATTTACAGTTTCAAGATTTAACATATGTCTCATAATATGATATTCGTCTGATATACCATTTCCACCTAACATATCTCTGGCGTTTCTTGCAACATTTAATGCCTTTAAACAATTATTTCTCTTTATAATAGACATATTTTCAGCAACCATTAAATTATCATCAATTAATCTACCAACTCTTAAACTTGCTTGAATACCTAAGGTAATCTCACTAAGCATATCTGCTAATTTGATTTGAATTAATTGATTTGCTGCCAAAGGTTTATTAAACTGTTTTCTATCCATAGTATATTCTCTTGCTCTTAAATAACAATCCTCAGCAGCGCCAAGAACTCCCCAAGCTATACCATATCTACCATTATTAAGACACGAAAAAGGTCCTTTCAATCCTTTCACATTTGGCAACATATTTTCCTTAGGAACAACAACATTATCCATAAAAATCATACCTGTATTTGTGGTTCGTAATGATAATTTACCTTCAATTTTAGGACAAGATAATCCTTTCATGTCTTTTTCTAAAATAAATCCTCGAATGTCATTATTTTCATCTTTTGCCCAAACTACAAAAACGTCAGCAATGGGAGAGTTTGTAATCCAATTTTTACTGCCATTTAAAATATAATTGTTGCCTTTTAATACAGCCTTTGTTTTCATTCCAGAAGGGTCGCTTCCATGATCAGGTTCTGTTAATCCAAAACAACCTATTAAATTACCCTTTGCTAGTTCAGGTAAGAACTTATTTTTTTGTTTTTCTGACCCAAATTTATATATAGGATACATAACTAAAGATGATTGAACTCCAACACAACTTCTATAACCACTATCAATTCTTTCAATTTCTCTCATTATTAAACCATAAGAAACATAATTTACTCCAGCACAACCATAACCATGAATAGTTGGACCTAAAAAACCAAGTTTTCCCATTTCCTTCATAATATTTTTATCAAATTTTTCGTTTCTAAATGATTTAACAACATTTGGTAATAAACAATCTTTTGAAAAATCAAATGCCATATTCCTTATAGATTTTTCATCATCAGTAAGTTGTTTTTCTAAAAAAAAAGGGTCTTTGTAATCAAATAAATTTCTTGAAATTATTTGATTATATTTTTTTGTTGGGAAAAATTTGACTGCTCTTATCATAACTTATTTATATATATTTGAAGTAATCTTTAAACTATTTATTTTTAATATTTGAATACACTTTTATAACGTGTTTTGTTATTTAATTTGGTTCTCTTTCCTAAAAACTCATAGTATTTTTTTGACATGTTATATTGTTTTGGTTTTTTATTTTTCAATACTTCTAAACGAACTTTCATAATCATTCCTACTTGCCATATGCGTTTGTGTGTGTATTTTTTATTTTTATACAATTTTTCAAGTTTATGGATTGTATTCTTAACATCTTCTACTGTTGTGTATTTAATATGAATTGTGTCCTTTGGATTTTTATCTATATACACATCAAACGATTTTTTAGGGTTATTTGGATTGTATAAGAACCTTTTTCTTGTTTTCATAATATAATTATAGAAATAAAACAATTATATTACTTTTCATGATTTTGCTCTTTGCTGCGCATAACTTTTTTAAAAAGTGGAAAATGTTGAATTTGCTGCTAATGGTCCATCTGTTTTGAACTCACCAGTTGTGGTATATCTATCTGGATACTGAGGCGCAAATTGAAGACCGTGTGGTTTATACCTTTGATTATAAAATTTAGTACCCATATCAAATTTACTGGTCCATGTATCTACTCCAAAATTTGCTTGTGCCGGTTTTTCATTATCATCGCCTACTCTTTCAAATGACTGATATGTGGATGTTAAAGGAGAATATGTAGGCGTAACTCCTGTAGTCATTTTTCCGGCATCATTGTTTCCAGGAACATCCGGGGTTATTTCATTTTTAGAATTAGTAAAAGGCATACAACCAGGGCAATCAAGATCTGCCATACATTGCTGTCCCGTCTTAGAACATCTTGCAGTAGGTCCGCAAAAATTTTGACATGTATAAGTTGTATTTATTGGTAAATTAACTGTACGAGTTGTGTCTTTACTTTCTCTTATAACATTTTCAAAACTCTCTTTGATTTTATAAACTATATAACCATTGTTTGAGAGAAAATCAATCCAATAAAATATACCAATGAACAAAATTATAGTAATTATTGCTAAAAGTGTATTATTTTTATTTATATTTATATTTATATTATGAAAACGCATATATTATATAATAATAATAAAACAATAGAAAATTCTTTTATTTAGAGAGAAAAGGATAAATTCTAAATAAATTATTATTGTATAAATATAATATAGTAATGTCAACAGATACTTTTGATGAATCACCCGATATAAATAAAAAAAAAAATGAACAAGATGGGAAAAATAAAGAAGATGAATTTACATGGGAAAACACTAAAAAATTTTTAGTAAGCGTTGTTTACTTAATAATTCTAGTTTTGATTTATTTTGGATTAAGTGGTTTTGTTTTATTTGGTTGTAAAGTTGCGCAAACAAATTTTATGCCTACATCAGCAAATTGTACACCTTATGAGGATATAGATCCTGTATTTGGAAGTGACAATATTAAAAGTAAATGTAAAGAAAATCTTAACCCCACTTTAGACAAAGACCAAGAACCTTATAAAGTAGTATGTAATATTTTTGACACTATTTTTGAATCAGAAACAAAATCTGAAAAAATTGAATTTTCATATTCAGAGGAAAATAAAAAAAATAGTGTTTTAGATTGGTTAAGAGGAAAAAAAACAAATACTGAGAATAGTTTTTTATTTTTAGTATATTCCATTATTGAAAGTTTATTTGTATTTGATTTTAACTGTTTAAATATATTTTTAAATTGGTTTAATGGATTACCAGAATGGCTTGTAGTATTATTTGGTCCAATTATATTTTTATTTTGGGTAGCTATTGTAACTGGATTATCTTCTATTTATTATATCATTTTATCTATTTTTATGCCATTTATAATGAATGCAAAACAAAAAGCAAAATCAGTGAATGATATTAAACCAGAACTTTTATCTCAATATCAAGAAAATTTAAACAAAGTTGGTATGAAATGGGATCAGTTACCTGTAAATTATAAGTGGATGGATGTGGGCGGGTTTGAGTGGTGGATAAAATTGGCATTTTCCATTTTTTTATTATTATTTATAATGGTATATTTTGCTATTTCTGCTCCCTTATCCGGTTTAATTATGATTTGGTGTTACATAACTATTTTTAGTTATGTTGGATATATGAAATATCCAGATGAAACTCCTAATGGAAGTCCAAATGAAAATCCTAATGGAAGTCCTAATGAAAAATATAAAAAAGTAGGAGTTTTTAATATAGTAGGAGAGACTTATGGACAATACAAAAGATTAATAGTATTTATAATAACAATATTAGTAATTCTTAGTGCTTTTGCTAATTTAGGATCAGTTACAGGAATTATATCTATTATAACAGTTATTTCAATTTATCTTGGATGGATTCCAATTAAAGTTTTTGAAAAGTTTGACTATGACGTATTTGGATCTGTAAAAGTAAGTGAAGAACAATCTAATAAAACGTGCTGTTTATCATTTGAAAATTTAAAAAAAAATGGAATAGTCCCAGAATATAAAGTAGTTGGTGGTTCTTTATTTGATTCGTTATTAAATATACCAGTTCCGGTTGTTAGTTCTACTGATACGAATGATACTGGTGCTACTACTAATGATACTACAGATAAATCTACTACTGCTGATGCTACTACTGATAATAGTGGTAGTGGTACTAATGCTACTGCTAATGCTAGTACTGATTCTACTACTGCTACTGGTATTATTTCTGATCAAGAATTTGATACAAATTCAAACAAAAAACCTACTACTGCTTCTGCTCCTGAAGAAGAAATAGACCAACTTAAAAATTCTTTAGGAATTACTCCTAATGCTGCTCCTGATTCTGCTCTTACTCCTGATCCTAATGCTGCTCCTGCTCCTGATCCTAATGCTCCTGATTCTGCTTCTGCTTCTGCTTCTGCTCCTGAACAAGAAGAAATAGACCAACTTAAAAATTCTTTAGGAATTACTCCTAATGCTGATCCTGCTGTTGCTCCTAATCCTGCTGTTGCTCCTAATGCTGCTACCCCCACTCCTGAAAAAGAACTAACTGAAGAAGAACAAATAGAGCAACTTAAAAAATCTTTAGACATAAAAGGCGGTAGAAAAATAAAAAACAAATCATTATCAAAATATAAAAATAAATACAATGTTTTGAATTATAAATAAAAATTAAACAATAAATAACAATTTAAATGAATAAATTATTATTTATTAAATAAATGTCTTCTTCTAAAAGTAAAAGTAATAAAAAATATCCATTGGTAAGCATTTGCACACCAACCTTTAATCGCCGTCCTTTTTTTCAATATATAATTAAATGTTTTGAAAACCAAACTTATCCCAAAGAGAGAATGGAATGGATTATTATTGATGATGGAACCGATAAAATTGAAGATATTATTCTCTCAAAAAATGATAAAAGAATCAAATATTTTAAGTATGCCGATAAAATGACATTGGGTAAAAAACGAAATTTATGTCATGAAAAGTGTCAGGGTGATATTATTGTATATATGGATGATGACGATTATTATCCGCCTGAAAGAGTAAGTCACGCGGTTGAAACTTTGCAAAAAAATCCGTATGTATTATGTGCCGGGTCAAGTGAAATGTATTTTTATTTTAAACATATTCAAAAAATGTATACATTTGGTCCCTATAGTCCAAATCACGCAACAGCGGCAACTTTTGCGTTCCGAAAAGAGTTACTAATACATACAAGTTTTGATGATAATGCATCGGTTGCGGAAGAAAAAAAATTCTTAAAGGGATATACAATTCCTTTTGTTCAGTTGGATTCTAAAAAAAGTATATTAGTGTTCTCTCATATTCATAATTCTTATGACAAAAAAACAATGTTGGAGAACCCAAGTGACTATATTCACGAATCCAAAGTAAAGGTTGAAGACATTGTTAAGGAAACAGATATGCGTAAATTTTTTATGGAAGACATTGATAGTATATTACAGTCATATGAACCAGGTAAATTAGAAAATAAACCAGATGTAATTGAACATATGGATAAAATAAAGAGAGAAAGAGATGCGGCAATGAAGAAAAATGCAGAAGATATAGAAAAGGTTGAGGCATATAAAAAAATGATAAATAATAGTCAAAATAATAATAATAATAATAATAATCATAATCATAATCAAAATCAAAATAATAAATATGAAAAAAAAATAAATGACATGATGATTCTTATTCAAGAGTTAACAAAAGAAAATGGATTGTTAAAAGATAAAGTTAAACAATTAGAAAATAAATAAAATTAATTAATATTTAGTCAATAAATATTTAAGAAATTGATTTAAAGCGTAGTCACAATACTATTGTATATATACATATTATATAAAATGGATTACGAAAACGACTGCATTTCTGAGACTAAATCTGAGACCACTGAGAATGAACTTGACAAGATTAGGAAACTTGACAAGAGATATTACAGTTACAATAAGAAAGTTTATAATGATAAGAAGAAGAGATTTAAGAATTTTAGAATAGGTTTGTATGCCACTGGCGATGTTGGGTCGCGAATTAGAAATGCCGTTACTGGGTTATCTTACGGTCCAAATGATATTGTAGGTTCTAAGAATGAAGATAATTTTTTTAGTGTTAAGGATGTTACTTGGCATTTAGCGCAGAAACCTTTATTGTTCTATTATGACTCAAAGGAAGAATATGAAAGTCATCGTAATCCTGTTTACAATTAAATCAACTTTGTAAAAAAAGTTGATCAAAAAAAACAAAAATATTGTATTATTTTAAAAACTATTTAAAAATAAAATATTTCATTATACTATAATAATGAAATATTTCATATCAATAATGTTATTTTTATTCACGGTCGTGAATGGACAAAAAGAGGTTTGTGATGTTACTCCATCTAATAATTGTGTAACATTTACTTTATCACAAGGAACCGGTTGTGCATGGATGTGTAACTATTGTGCTAATCAATTAGGAACAAATAATTATTATTTTACGGATAATGTTTGTACATATCAACAAGGTGTGGGTTGTGTAGGTAATCCTTATGCTGGTAAGTCTTACACTTGTTGTTCTGCTTAAAATAAATTTATATAATTAACTTGTATAATTATATAAAAGAAATTTTTCTCCACTTTTTACAACTTTGTAAGAAAAGTGGATTTATTCTTCAATTTCGACTTCTATATTTGTATCTAAAATATCTTCCTCATCTATTTCTTTTTCATCTTCACCCTGAGCATTTTCCTTTGTATATTTTTCCAAATATCTATAAATACGATTAATATCCAATTTTGTTATGTCATTGTTTTCAAATAAAGACAATAATTGATTGTCATCATATTTATTTTTGAGTTCCATGAAAAAGGAAAGAAGATCCTTTTTATCCATTCCTAATTCTTGACATAAATTTTGAATAAAGAGAGAATTATTATACTCGGTTGAATATTTAGTTAGAACTTTTGTAAAGCGAATATCAGAATTTTCCACTTTATCTACTTTTGAGAAAAGTGAAGCAAAAGTTTGTTCCTTGTTTTGAGTTATTTTTTTTATATTTTGTTTAACATTTTGCTCAATATTTTGCTCCACTTTTTCTAAAAGTGGTGGATTATGAAACTCCTTATTATTTTTAAAGGTCTTAATTAAAGAACTCATTTCATTAAATTGCCAAATTTGTTTTTGAAATGTAATCCTATCAATATAATCTGAAAAACAAATATTTTCCAATTGATTCAAATAAAAAGGAATTGAATCTTTTTTGTTCGCTTTTTCAATAGTATCAATTATATTTTCGTGCCACAACAATCCAACAATTGTTCTGTCTGTCTCATTCATAATTGTTAAATGGTCTTTCATTGTAAAAGGTTGAGAGAGTAATTTATGTGTTATTTTTTTAGTATCTTCATTATACGATTTTAAATGAAAAATATTTTGTATTATTTCACTGTTAAATATATCAGGTTTTTTTAAATAAATATTATGTATGTTTATTAATTTTCGCAAGTCACCTTGAACATAATCAACAAATTGTGGTTTAATATTTACATCTATATTTGGTATTAACTTGTCAACAATGTTTGTAATTTGAATATTTGTAGGTGTTTTTAATTCAATTGTATTACAAACCTTAATTAATTCTTTTATTTTTTTATCTACATGATGATTACCTATACAAATAATTGGATTCATTGTTATTTCTTCCAACTTCTGTTTTTTTGTTTTTTTGGGTCTTATTAATTTTATCAAAGTATTAATACCTCCTTTGTCACCATTATTCATTCCATCAATTTCATCCATTATAATTGCAATTTTTTTAATATTATTGTTAAACATGCTCATAATATTTTTATCAGACATGTTATGTTTTGTAATTGTATCTATAATTGATTTGTTACGAATATCACCGGCATCATATTTAATTACATCATAATTCATTTCTTTTAAAATGTTTGTAATAAACGCCGTTTTTCCTGACCCTGGATCTCCATATATGTAAATACCCTTTTTAAACAATAAATTATTCTTGTTTAGTTCAAAATTTATTAAAATACTTTTAATATTAGAGACAATTTCTTCTCTCTGTAATATTTTATTTAAATCTATTTTGTCCATTATATAGATTAATTGTTATTCTTTTAAACCCTTGATTTAAAAGAATAATTTTATTTTTACAATTTATATATTTTATTTTTATTGTGTACAAGGGTCATCTACACCATAAGTAACTCCATCCCATGATATACCACACCCATTTGCCCACTCACGCTTTTTACATAATCCATCAGAACCTAAATATTGAGAAGCGCCTGGATTAAAATCAGCAGAACAAGTTCCAAGATTTTGAACATTTTTACAAATTAGATTACCAGATGGGTCAGTTATTGCTTTCCACCAGTCTGGACATTGTGGAACTATTGGAGGCCAATTGTCTTTTTTAGTATTGTATAACATTAAACTAATTAATGAAAGTGCTAAAAGTAAAACAACTGCAGCAACTAATATAAGTGTTTTTTGAAATGATGCCATATATAATAAACTTTTAAAAAAAGTTTAGCAAATCCACTTTTTCCACTTTTAAAAAGTGGAGCAAAAATTAAATTCACTTTAGAAAAGTTATACAAAGTAAAGAGTAAAAAATTCTTTTTTTTTAAAAGTTTATAATATAGTAATGAATACAACAACCAATGGAAGAGTAGATATAAAAACACCAAATACTTCAAAATTATTTCAAATGTATGACAAAATACCAGCACATCAGTGCTCTTCTTATAGAAATCCTACTGAAGGATTATGGGATGAAACAACATTATCTAATCTTTTTTTCTCTCGTCAAAATATAAAAATAATACAAAATGGGATAAGAGCAGGTGTTTATAAAAAATCAAGAGGGCAGCATATTATAGGTGAACAAGACTGCGACTCTTTAAAAATTATTATGCGCAGTGTATATTTACAAAACTCGGCAAATCAACCTACTAATATTACTCAGCAAATTGAGGCACTTAACCAACTAGTTTTAGACTATTCTATTCAGCAAGTTTATAGTGAGGTTCAAGGTTATGTTAAATATATTAGCGATGTTAGCACATTAGCAGTGCCAATTGCTCATCCAATTACTACGAATAATACAGATAGACAATTATTATTGAAACCTTGGTTCTAAATCCACTTTTTTCAACTTCGTAAGAAAAAGTTGAGCAAAAATATATTTATATAATTAACTATATAAATATAAAATATTTTATTACATAATAACAATGACGCATTTAAATGATGTAAAAATGACATATTGTGAACATTTATTTGGAGCATTAGGTTACTCAGTTCAAGCATTTAGTGCCGGGTTTGTATTTATATTTCATGGTATTTTTCCTGAATATTGTGTGCACACAGGTTCAAATATAATTAATGCTTTAAATGATAAAGTTCAAATTAAAAAGTATAGAATTTAATTATATAAAATTATTGTTTTTTATATAATTGTATAGTAAAGATATAATACATGAAAATTCCCATCAGATATTTACCAAAAAGATTAACAAGAAAAGACAAAAAAAAGCAATTGAATATGTTGTTAAAATCAAAAAAAATGTATAAGCAACATAAATATTATACGCGAAAGACTGTGTCATCTTATAAAAATAAAAAATCATCTCATTTATTAGACGCAAGTAGAATTTATAATATAAAAAATATTACACCAAATCAGGAATTGGCGCAAAAAACAGGTTGTAAATTATCCGCGTTAAAACAGATTGTTAAAAAGGGTCAAGGAGCATATTTTTCATCCGGATCAAGACCAAATCAAACATCGCAATCATGGGGACTTGCACGATTAGCAAGTTCATTAACTGCTGGAAAAGCGGCCGCAGTTGATTTTGATATAATAAGCAAAGGGTGCAAACATAATAAAAAAGCGTATATTTTAGCAAGCAAATCAAGAAAAAAATATGGATACGGACATTCAAAAACCAAATCGGTTTCAATTAAAACCTAACTTTTGATCATAACTTTTCTTAAAAGTTGATAGATTTATTTTGCTCCAACAACCTTTTTAACAACAGATTTTACAACAACTTTTTTCTTAGATATTTTAATATCATCATCATCTTCGCCCATCATTAATCTTTTGCGTTCTTCTAAATACACTGTATATTCCCTTTTTAAATTATTTAGTTCACTTGACCACATTTGATTTGGACTTGTATTTTTAACTGTTTCTAATTCTGCTGATTTGTTTTCCTGCTCCTTAAAGATCTTTTGGACATTTTCTTCCGTAACACTATCCATTGGCAGTTTGACTAAATATTTATATTCTTCATCTTCATCAATCATATTATAACCCTTAGTCTTTAGCATTTCTGAAACCTGTGCCTTACTCTTTTTTCTTAAATCAATTGTGCCATCTAAATTTTCCTTAATATAACGCGCTTTATTTGACAATAGGACTAATTCTTTTGTCAAAGCATCAATCATAAAATCCTTTCTTGTCTGATACATCTCATATCTTGTAACAAAATAGTCATCAATAATTGATTCAACTGTTTCATACTTTTTCAATTTATCTTTTGCGTCAAATAAACGCATATTCGTATTTGTATTAGTAGTAAACAGTTTCAATAATTTCTCCAAACCATTGCAGTTATTGTCACAACTTGTCATTTCTAATTCCTCCAATTTACCCTTTGGAAATGTAATCGTAAAATCAACGGTTGTATCACGACTCATATCATCATAATCTTTAATAGATGGCGCCTGTTTTTTTCCATCCTTATTCACAGTTGTAGGTTCAATTAACTCCTCTAACAACTCTTTAAAATTCTCTGTCCATAGTCCAACTGGTAATTCAGTTACTCTGATTTTATCTGCTCCTAATTTTTCATACTTACCTTTAATCAAAAACTTGCTCTCATTAATTTTTTCAATAGAACCACCAAACCCCTCGTAATAAGGTAAGAAATCTGTTGTATTAACAAATCCGGAGTCCGCCAATTTTGAAAGCAAATAGTCAATAATTTGAATTGGATTGTAACACATTACATCCGTGCTAAAACCAGTTCCAATACCCTTTGACCCATTCACTAAAATCATAGGAATAATTGGTGCGTAAAATATTGGTTCTACTAATGTGCCATCGTCATTCAAATATTTCAAAATATTATCATCAACTGCAGGAAATAATGTGCGAGTTATTTTTTCTAATCTTGTAAATATATATCTTTCAGATGCCGCGTCATCGCCGCCTTGAATTCTCGTGCCAAATTGTCCAGATGGAAATAACAAATTGATATTATTTGCACCTACAAAATTCTGTGCTAAACCTTTAATTGCTTGATTTAAACTTGCTTCACCGTGATGATAACAAGAATGCTCTGAAACATAACCTGAAAACTGCGCTACTTTAATTTCTGAATTCAAATTCTTTTTAAACGCAGCAAATATAATTTTACGCAATGATATTTTGAGTCCATCCATCAAGTTAGGAATGCTGCGGTCACAGTCATATTTTGAGAAATGGATTAATTCTTTGTTAATAAAATCTTCATAAGAAACAGTTAAATTGTTTGTATTTAAAAACGACTCGCGACTATAGTCTTCTAACCACGACTTCCTATCATCCGCGCGTTTTTTATTGAAAACCATATCAATTGAATCATCACTGACTTTTCCATTATGCTCAAAACCAACAATCTTTTTTTGTTTGAAATACTCCTTGAACTCTTTACCTGTGCTGGTTCCTAATCCTTTGTAATATTTAATTGCCCAACCTTTACTATTATTTGTTGTTTTCCATTCTTCATATTCACCATCATTATAAAACATTAATTCCTGTGTGCCTTTTCGCGCCTTCAATATAGGCGTATTCATAAACCCAATAAATCCAGGAATTTCAGCAAGAGTAGACCATTCGGATTGAAACAAGTTAATACCTAAACCTTTAATATGAGAACCATCTAAATCTTGATCTGTCATAAATAACACTTTACCATAACGCAGATTACTTGCAACATCTTGCAAGGACTCATATTTTTTTCCAATTTCAAGACCCAGGATTTTTTTAATTTCGGCAATTTCTTTATTTTCCGAAATCTTTTTAACTGCTTCTCCGCGAACATTTAGAATCTTTCCTTTCATTGGATAAACACCAATTATATTTCTATCTTCCGATGACAGTCCTGAAACAATACCTGATTTTGCTGAGTCGCCCTCACAAAATATAATAGTGCATTCACTTGATTTTTCTGTTCCTGCCCAATTCGCATCAATTAACTTGGGAATACCTCGAATATTTTTAGTCTTTGTGCCGTCTGTTTTTTTTGCTGCTTTGTTTTCCTTCACTTCCGTAATAGCGCACGCAGCATCCATTACACCCATTTTTGCCAACTTTTCAATAAACTTATCACTTACATCACACTTAGAACCAAACTTAGTTGATGGTGTATTCATATAATCTTTTGTTTGACTGTCAAATGCTGGGTTTTCAATGTCACAACGAATAAACAGGATTAGTTGCTCCTTAATTGAATTTGGATTCACTTTTACTTTCTTCTTTTTCTCAATAAACTCTACTAATTTTCTGGTAATTTGATTCAAAATATACTCAACATGCTTACCACCTTTTGCAGTATGAATACCGTTAACAAAAGATACTTGTTGAAATTCGTTTGTTGGTGTAAGCGCTGCGGCATATTCCCATCGTTGACCATTATCTTCATACACTCTTGGTGACGCATCTTTGTTTCCAATATATAAATCAATGTATTGCTGGAAATTTTTAATAGGAACCAATGCTGAATTATATTTTACCTTTAAATTCTTGTCAGTTACTGCTGCTATATCATAAACACGCTTTCTTAAAAGCGCAATTAAATCAGGCGTTAAACCGGCAATACCAAGACGTTTATAGTCAGGTTTAAAAGTAATCTTAGTATAAGGTTTATTCTTACACTTGGTAATAGATGGTTTACAAATCTCGTCCAAATTATTTTTGAATTCTTGTCTATATTTAAGACCACGAATATGATCAACAGTTTCAACAGAACCATAAGTAGACCATATCAAAACTAATTTGAAACCAAACCCATTTTTACCACCAACAATTTTCTTCTCATCTTTGTTGTAATTGGTAGATGTTCTTAAGTGCCCAAAAATCAACTCAGGAATCCAAATTTTATACTCAGGATGCTCGGCAACATCAATACCATTACCATCATTTGTCATTGTAATAGTTCCATCGTCTTCAATTGAAATGTCAATATTGTTAACAGTCAAGGCATTTTCTTGACCATTTGCCGTTGCTTGAAGCATTCTTACAACATGGTCGCGACAATTTACAACACCTTCATCAAATAACTTGAACAAACCAGGAATATAACGAATTGTTTTTTCTACTATTTTTGAGTTGTCCTCATTTAAAATCCATTGAATAGAATCAATTTCTTCAACGGAACCAATATAGGTATCTGGATTATCCAAAATATGCTGCTTATCAGTCTTTTGCTGATACTTATTAGATAAATTTGCGTCTTCAGAACTCATTGTATTTTACTTATTATATAATACAATTACTGCTTTAAATCTTTTTCAATTTTTTCCACTTTTAAAAAAGTGGAGCAAAACTACTAACTTGTTTTTATTATGTTTTTATTTTCCAAAAATAAATAATTTAGGAGGTTTTGCTCCACTTTTTTTAAAAGTGGATTTTTTTAAAAGTGGATTATATAATGGCGCCATATTACGGATTATATAAAACCAATCAAAAAAACATAATTAATACTTTATTAAAATGTCAACAGACTTTTTATAATATAGACAATACTGACATCAATGATGTAGGTTTAGGTGCCGACGCCATTCGAAACTGTAGAGGTTCTATATATAATACAAACAATGGATTATATGATATAGATGCACTTAGATTTGAAGCATATAATTCAAATAGTGCGTGTTGCCCTAGAAATAATTATGAAGGAAAATTATTTACATCACAATCAACAACATCAAATCGTTCTTATTTATACAGGGTTGGCATTTATTTACAGAATTCTCGTAAAGGCAAACCTACTTTTGTCAATATTAATACAGAACAACCTTTTAATGTGAACTATTTAGGAAGAGTTCAAGGACAATTAGGGGGAAGTGGGGCGCCACTTAGAAATAGATTTTAAATCCACCTTTAGAAAAGGTGGAGCCAAATATAAACAAAATAGGGAGTAACTCCACCTTTAGAAAAGTTATCTAACGCAAATAGACAAATATAAACAAAATAAAAATAAATTAGGGGTTTTGCTCCACTTTTTCCTAAAAGTGGATTTTATTTTCTCAATTAAATCTATAATGACTCGTTTTACAAGAACAGCAAATGGAAAATGTGTAGTTAGTGGAAAAACATTTGATATGTTGATTGGAACCCGCGCCCAAGTTTGGCACGGAACTGCCTATAAAACCACAGGCGGTCTTACTAAATCCAATATTATGAAGAATAAGTCAGGACGCATTGTCTCCAAGTCTAAATACACAAGTGCCAAAAGAGAGAATCGTCTTGTTAAGGCAGGTTATGGAACCAAGAAAGGTAAGTTTGGTTTTGTTAAGTTGAACGGAACTTCTAAGAGAGGAAGAAAAAGTAGAGGAAAAAAGATGAGAGGTGGCATGAATGGCACATCAGGTAATTTAAATCCTTCTTCTTATAAAGGTGATGGTGTAGGCACATCGGGTGTAAACCTTCAGTTTGTTGCTGGAAATGCTGCTTCTTAAATTTAATAGTATTTATTTTAATATTTATTTTAATATTTAATATTTTTGTTTGTTTAAATCCAAAAAATATTAAATTAGTTTAGGTTATATGAGTGTTGTTAGTGGAATAAGTCGTGTTCGAACTCATAAAGCGCACAGTTTCTTTTATGTTAAACCTAATAATCCAAATGATACAATTAGTAGAGGTATAATATTAGACTTGTTTAGTTCAAATGAGAAAAAAGTTGGGAATGTATTAATTAATGGTTTTGAAAATTATATTGGAGAGAATTGTATTCAACAAACAACAATGTCATTTTTTTTAGATAATTGGTCTTTGAATTTTATTATTAATTACAATACAGTTAAAGATGCTTTAGGAAAAACAACATACCCTAATAGAATTGTTACAAGAGACCAAAATGGTCGCAATTTATTAGTTACTATTAAAGAAAAAGAGAGAGAAGAAAAAGATTTAACAGACCCTTTAAGAATTGAAATAACAATTCAACATATCTAAATCCACTTTTTTAAAAAGTGGAAAATGTGTCAATCTTTATGAATTTACTAAAGACAATACAGTCAGAAATTTTAACATATAAATATTTCTCAAAATAACCCTTACTTACTATAAATTTGTTTCCGTTTTCATTACAAAATTGACAATAGTAATTATAAACATCATCAAAGGAAATTAACGGCAGACAGTTTGACTCTTTTATTTTATTTTTAATATAGTCAAACGATATCATAATGTCGGCATTTTTATCCCATAATAGACACGATATATTCAAAAGGTATTTGTTATCAATAATATCCACGGATGGGAAAAAGTGTTTCATAATTTTTAAAATGTATTCCTCGCTAATATTACCATTGGATAAAACAGGTTCGTGCGATGTTTTTACCCAGTGTTTAAAAATTGCACACATTTCATCCAACTCCAATTCATTTATTACTAATTCGTCACTTATATTTTCATCATGAATTGTAATATTTTTTTCCCAAAAATTAATAAAATCTCTCTCTATTGGCAAATATTTACTGGTAATATTTAAAAAAGAATCTGTGTCTTCATGATGTTGATATAGTCCCTTTAATATTTCTTTTAAGGAGGAAGAATAAATTATATTTGGCAGTCTCAGTGTGTTCAAATGCTGCTTCCAAATAAAATGTAAGTTTTTCCATTCTATTTTTGAATTATTACCTTCAGGGACATTTTTAAGACATTTGCTGCAGAATTGATTTATGATTTCTACTTGGGAAATATTTTTTAAATAGTAGGCGTGATTTTTTAGTTCTTCGTCTGCTTTTGTATCTAAAAATAGATCAGAGTTTTCATAACGGTTTGAATAATGTGTGGCAACGCATATCAAGTCTAAACCCGTTTTCTTAATAATATTTTTCCAAAAATCAAAGGAGAAATTCTCGTTTATTTTTAATATACGGCAGTTCATATATAAATGGTTCTCATGGTATTTTGTCATGAAGTTATTGGTTATATTTGTGTTTCCAATACATATATTAGTTATTTTATCAATTTCATTCAAAAGTTGTTTCATTGAATGAGAGACAAGGAATATCAAATTCTGATTCTTTTTTAGAATATTATCGCCTAAAATTGTTAGAAAATACTTGGCTTCGTATTTATTTTCAAAAATGCTCGGATACAACACATTCAACACATTTTGGATTGTCTCTGTTTCCGGAATAGAATTGAATAAACTTCTCTCTTTAATCAAAGAAATAACGTGTTTTTTTGTTTTGTGCTTCCAATCAAGAAGCACTCTGTCTTTTGAAATAGTTGAAAGTAATTTGTGTATTATATCGTCTTCTTTTATAATTGAATAGTTTTTATTATTATACTGAAAAAATGAATTGTTGGCACTCACATAATAATATTTATTTTGACTAAGAAAGACTTGGATAAATACATCTTTTTCCGTTGTTAAAAAAGTATTTCTGTTTTGGTTTCTCTCGTGTTTTTTATTGTCATAAACCAATTCATTAGATAAATAATTGACGACTCTTGTATTCAGTCTTTGCAGCATATATTGGTCATCTTTGTATTTTTCGCATAATTCTTGTATTGTTGAAAAACATTTTTCTTTTATTTCTTGTATTCCAATATGGGTTGTTTCTTCGTCAGACATTTTAAGTATTATAATAAATTATGTTTATATTGATTTGTTATAATAGTAATCTATTTTTTAATAGATTTTCTTCTTTTAATAGATTTTTTTCTTTTAATAGATTTATTCCCTTTTTTAAATCGCCTTTTTTGAGTTATTCCACTCGCAAATGTAGTGCATTCAATGTCAACTATTAACCACGCCAAAGAATTTCGGGTTGCTTTTTCAATATAGGGTACATCTTGAACTTCGTGCGGTCTAAACTCTTCAGGAATATCTGGATTATATTTATTTAAAAAATAACTTGTTGTAGCCCATCCTATTGGAAAATGAATTCTATGATTATAATATACATCGCTTAAATTAGTATACATAGAGTCAGTCATTCTTTCATAGTCTTCTCTATTGTCTAATACATCTTTGGCACGAGATTGATAATTACTATATAAATCTTTAAGAAGTATCCCTTCTGAAGCATGTTCATTATAATCACTAACTGCAAAATCAAAATCACACGATGCTGGAAAACCAAAACCAATTCTGTTTATTCTAAATGATGATTCACGATATTGTGTAGCTCCAGTAAGAGAAACCGCATTATTAAGATGACGTCGTAAATTGCCTGGACACAAAAATCCTCTTTGACTCGCTATTTCATCTGAACGATCTAAAATAGCAGTTTTTAAATCATTAATTGTATTATTAGTTCTTAAACCTAAATCTGTATTTAAATATTTTATTATCATTTTTCCATTAATACAAATTCCTATTCCTAAAAAAGGAACTGGTGTTTGTCCCCTAATATTTTCAAAATTAATTACTTTTTGTAGTCTTGTTTCGAATTGAGAATTTTGAGGGTTCTTACTTATATGAGCCCGACAAAGAGGACATTCACGCGCAGATGGTTGACCGCTATCCATCCATTGATTAATACATAGTGTGTGAAATTTATGCTTACATTTTTTTAATATTGTTACCGGTTTTTCTTCATCATTTAAATCTTCTTGACATATAACACAATCTTCTGCTTCTTCTACTGGAGACGGACTACTATTTTTTTTAGAATTACTTTTTGTATATGGTTTTCCAGTTCTTGTAGACATTCTTATATTAATTCCCTAAATTAATATAAAAAATGGTTATTTATTAGATTTTCTTCTTTTCATTTTTTTTGATTTTCTATTTTTTCTAAGTCGTCTTTTTCTTGTTTTTCCACCAGCAAGTGTAGTACATTCAATGTCAACTATTAACCATGCTAAAGAAATTTTGGTTGCTTTTTTAATATCGCGATCATCAGGATAATCTGGTCTAAACTCTTCAGGAATATCTGGATTATACATATTTAAAAAATAATCTGTTGTAAAAATTCCTGTTTGAAAACGAATTGTATGCTTTTTATATACTCTATGTAAATTATCAGGAACATCAATCCCATAACTTCCTAAAATTATTCTGGCATTTTCTTGATAACTACGATATAAATTTCCAAGAAACGTACCTTCTAACCAATCATTGGCATAATTATTAAAAGCAAAATTTATAGTATCAGTTTCACAAGATGCTGGAACACCAAAACCAATTCTGTTTATTCTAAATGATGGTTCACGACGTCTTGTAAATCCAGTAGTAGCAACCGCATTATTAACATGACGACCAAAATTAGTTTGACAAAAAAATCCTCTTTGACCTGCTATTTCAAGTGAACGACCTAAAATCGCGTCTTTTAAATCATTAATTGTATTATTAGTTCCTAAACCTAAATCTGTATTTAAATATTTTATTATCATTTCTCCATTAATACAAATTACTATTCCTAAAAAAGGAACTGGTGTTTGCCCCCTACTATTTTCAAAAGCAATAACTTGTTGTAGTCTTCTTTCTGATTCGGGCATTTGAGGTTGCTGAGGTTGTTGAAATTGAGGTTGTTGTGGAGCAATAGGAGGAGGCCATTGGTTATAATTTATAGGAGCTCTACAAAGAGGACATTCATGTGCATTTGCTTGATTAGTATTCATCCATTGATTAATACATTGTTCGTGAAATTTATGATTACAATTTGTTAATGTTGTTACTGGTGTTTGTCCATCATTTAAAACTTCTTGACATATCGCACAATCTTCTTCTATTACAAGTGGTACATTATTTTTTTTAGATTTATTTTTTGTTATTGGTCTTTGAATATTACTTCTTGTATATATTTTTCCACTTCTTGTAGACATTCTTATATTAATTCCCTAAATTAATAAATATAAAATATAAAATATAAAATAAAAAATATAAAAGTATATAATAACTATTTAAAGATTAAAGTTAAAAATCAAGTATAATGTCCAATAAAAACGCACAGTCGAATTCAAATGTGTTAACAATTAAAACTGTTCAAATTGCCCCTTTTAGAACTTTAATGACTGCTCTAAAAGATATTTTGTTGGAAACCAACATTACTTTTCAACCCGACGGTATTCGTATTATTAATATGGACAAATCACATACTATTTTGGCACATCTTCATTTAGCAGCGCAAAATTTTGAGTTTTACGAGTGTAAAAAGGAGAAAATCATTATTGGTGTCAATATGTTCCATCTTTTCAAACTAATCAATTCCATTGACAATGATGATACTCTTACCATTTACATTGAAAATGGCGACTATGTTGATGGCATTGTTTCTCATTTGGCGCTTAAATTTGAGAATGGAGAGATTAAACAGTGTAAAACTCAGAAATTGCGTCTTATTGAACCCGACCCTGAAGAGTTGGAGTATCCTGATGTGAAGTTTTCGTCTGTTATTAATCTTCCTTCTGCTGACTTTCAAAAGATTATTAGGGATCTTTCTTGTATCTCCGACAAATTGGAAATTAAATCGGTTGGCAATGAACTCATCTTCAAATGTTCGGGTCAATTTGCGTCTGCTGAAATTCATCGTGCGGAATCGGATGGAAGCATGAGTTTTGTAGTCCAGCAAGAAGCGAAAAAAGTTATCCAGGGTGAGTTTTCCCTAAAGAATCTTGGGTATTTCATTAAATGCACCAATTTGTGTCCCCAAATTGAAGTCTATTTGGAGAACGATTTGCCTCTCGTTGTGAAGTATAATGTGGCAAGTTTGGGGACGATAATGCTGTGTCTTTCACAACTCCCTTCAGCATAGTTCTTACCATAAATGATGTAATAATATAAATTTATAAAATAATAAAATTGAATAACAATATTTTATTATTAATTAAACTAACTTAAATACATTAGGAGTATTAAACTATGCCTACTAAATATACATTTGAAGAAGTAAAAAATAAATTTAATGAAAATAATTGTATATTATTAGACACACAATATATAAATCAACGACATACATTAAAATTTATTTCTTCGTGCGGTCATGAAAACAAAAAAACCTTTAAGGATTTTTTAAATGGAACTGGAGTTAAATGTAGAAATTGTGCATTAGAAATTCCTACATATGAAGAAGTAGTTAAAATTTTTCAAGATAAAAATTGTGTTGTAAAAATGACAAAAGAAGATTTTTTTGAAAAATATCAAAATAGCACTTGTAAAATTAATTATATTGCTGTATGTGGTCATGAAAACACTGTGTCTTTAAAAAATTTTAAAACATTAAATCAAGGGATTTCATGTCCTTTATGTGTAAATAAAAATACAGGTATTAAATTAAAAAAATTATATTCAAATGATAACAAATTATTATCAACAAAACAAGAATATAATTGTATTAAATATTTTACAAAAATGGTAGAAGATAATTTTGATATTATTAAAACTTTTGATGGGTGTAAAGCAGATATATCTTTAAAACCAAAAAATATAGTTAATGATTTATGGTTAGGTATTCAAGTTAAAACAACAGCAAAAAAAACAGAAAGAGAACAATATTATTTTAGACTAAACTCAGGAAAATATGATAACTGTTTAATTTTATGTATGTGTGAAGAAAATAAAAAAATATGGTTAATCCCATATGAAGATGTTGAAGGTTTTAAAACAATTGGAGTTGCTTTAAAATCAAAATACAATAAATATGAAGTTAATAATGATAATTTAATAGAAATGTTAAATATTTATTATGAAAAAATAAATAAGTTTAGTTTTGATATTTTAGATACACCTGTAAGTATTAGTCATAAACAAGAACAGGATTATAAAAAAATGAGAGAAAGTAAATTAAATTTTATTAAATTTGTAGGAAATGATATGGAAGGATTAGTTTATGATTTTAAAATAGGAGAAAAAAAAATTCAAGAGAAAGTAGGAAGTATAGTTCATAATAATATAAATTCTTTTTCGTTTAATCTTAATAAAAAATCAGGTATTACTAATAAAAAAATTACAACATGTTGTTATGATGAAAAAGATAATGATTTTTATTGGTTGAATTGTAAAAATAGTATGTTTTATGTTATTCCATCAAATGTATTAGTTGAAAAGGGTTTTGTTGGAAAGGATGCAATAAGAAAAAATATATATGTCTCACCAACAAATAATAATACAGAATGGTGTAATAAATATTTATTTGACTATAATAATGTTGATAAAGAAAGACTATTAGAATTACTTTATACATAAATTAAGAAAAAATTATTTTATAAATTTAAATACAATTTATAAAATAATCAGAAGAGTTTTGCCCAACTTTCTTAAAAGTGGATTTAGTATTCAGGTGTATGTGCCTTGAAAATACACCCCTGGGATGAAATACCCCTAATATCGCTACTAACAACTGCTGAATTTTGTTGAGAACAGTCAGTCATCCAGATTTTAATAATACAAAAGTTTTTCTTAGGAGAAATTGTAATTCCGCAAACATTTGCTACAAATGATAGGTTTTTGCTTACTGACTCACCAGCAATACAAAAACTTAAATCCTTCCACGCTTCAAAAACATTTTTGTTGATTACTTTATAGGAAAAACACCCGCCTTTACGGTTCCTTGGGTCTTCCCATGTTGGTTTGATACCTTCGCGCATAAAGAACAACATACAGTTTTTCACAAGAGTTTCAGGTAAAGTTTCTACTAATGCGATTGTCTCCTCTACGGTTGAAACCGTAAACAAATTAATATAACTATTTACACTCCAATCCGTATCGTGAGGCAAATGGGCCCACAAGGTCCACTTACACGATAAAGAATGGTGAGGTTCACTTTGCTGAATTTCTGATGCCATTGTAATATGCGGAGTTACCATTTATATTTAAATATTTCAATTTTTTTTTATATTGTTTTTATTTATTATTTATTAATTAATTAATTATTAATTATTTATTTATTTATTAGAAGAATCAATAGTTTTTACTTCATAATTTTCCAAACCTAAAACAATTTCTTTTGTTGTGTCTAAAACAACTTCATTCACATTTTGGTCTAATATTTTTATTTTATAGTCAAACCACAATACATCAGAAATGTCATCATAATTATAGTATTTTTTCATAAAATAGTTTACAAATAGAGCATCTATTTTGTTATTTACAATCATAAAATTATATTTTTCAGTCTTAAAGTCAATCTTTGTAGTCTTTCCACCAATATTTATTTCACATAAGATAAAATTATATTTTGTTACTTCATATTTTATAGATTGAGTATCTGATAATTCGTGTAAAATAAGTTTATTAATTTTATTAGTATTATCTGTAAAATCACTATAAATAATAAAATCAAAACTATCAGGTTTTTCGTGTGAAACTAAATTGGAATTATTTGAAACATATTCTATTGTATTTTGTTGTTTTTTTTCCAGTTTATCTACAAATTCAGATAGACGCGGATTTGACTTAACAAAAGTAATATATTTATTACTTAAATAACACCATAATTTTGTAATTTTAATTTGACAAAAACTAAAATAATATATTAAATTGTATGATGACTCAATAATAAATTTGTTATGTTGCTCGGGATAATTTATTTTAAAATAACTATCTGCCAAATATAAAAATAACAAAAACTCAAACATAGATCCAAAAAATATCATATTATATATTTTAATTAATATATAATATTTAAATCATTTGTATATAAAATTATACCCATTTCATTCCTCCCACTTCATTCTTTATTCCTCACTGTAAAAAATGGGTTCACCTTCCTTGAAATATCCAATCTTATCACCTACATTACCTTCAGAATCTAAATCATAAATAAATCCTGTTTCTTCATTATTTGTACAATAAGTTTTATCATCAATTTCAATTTCAAATAATTCTTCTTCTTCTTCTTCTACTTCTACTTCCTCTTCTACTTCTTCTTCATCTTCTTCTTTTGTTTCGGTTTCAACTGACTTATTATCATCAACTTCTTCTTCTACTACTACTTTTTCTTCTAAGCTTGCGACCACTTCCTCTTCTACTTCTTCTTCTTCTTCTTCTGCGTCAGATTCCTCTTCTTCTTCTTCTTCTTCTGCATCCT